CGAGGGCGGCGAGGACAGGACCGCGCGGCTCAACATCGAGCTCATGCACGCGGGCGTGATGCAGCTCCTGTCGGGCGGCGAGGAGGGACCGATCACCCTCGACCCGCAGTCGGCGATGCTGCTGGGGCGCACGCTCAGGGACCTCGCCATCGCCGCCCGGCACGACACCGAACGGAAGATCCGGGAGCGCAAGGAGTTCGCCGTGAAGGCGGCGGCGGTGGTCGGGCAGCTTGCCACCAACCATGGGCTCGACAAGGCGACGATCGAGAGGTTCCGGCGCGGCGTGCTGGGCATCGCGGAGGAAAAATGACCGACACGGATGTCCTCCCCCACGGTCACCCGGACGGCACGCCCCCGGTCCTGCTCCCCTACCAGCGGGGGCTCCTCGAGACGACGTCCCACCACCCGGTCACGGTGGTGGAGAAGTCGCGGCGCATCGGCGCGAGCTGGACCTTCGCCTACCTGGCCTGCGAGACGGCGGCGCGGGCGCGGCCGTCCGGCGGCATGGACGCGCTCTACATCGGCTACAACCTCGACATGGCGCGGGAGTTCATCGACGACGCGGCGTTCTGGGCCAGGGCCCTGCACGGCTTCGCCGCCGAGGTCGAGGCCACGGTCTGGCGCGAGACGGTGGGCGGGAAGGAGGTCGAGATCCTGGCCTTCCGCGTCGCCTTCCCCTCGGGCTTCGAGATCAAGGCGCTCAGCTCCAAGCCGCGCAGCCTGCGCTCGCGCCAGGGCCTGGTGATCATCGACGAGGCGGCGTTCCACGACGACCTGCCGGGCCTCATGAAGGCGGCTCTCGCCATGCTGATCTGGGGCGGCCGGGTGGTGGTGCTCTCGACCCACGAGGGCGCCGACAACCCGTTCAACGAGCTGGTCGAGGACATCCGCGCCGGGCGCAAGGATTACGGGCTCATGCGCGTCACCTTCGACGACGCGGTGGGCCAGGGGCTGTATCAACGCATCTGTCTTGTCCAGGGCCAAGCGTGGACGCCGGCGGGCGAGGCGGAATGGGTCGCCCAGATCCGGAGCATCTACGGCGAGGACGCGGCCGAGGAGCTCGACGTCATCCCGTCCCAGGGCGCCGGCGTCGTGCTGTCGCGCGCCGTCATCGACCGCTGCATGAGCCCGGCCGGCCGCGTCGTCTGGTGGCATTGCCCCCCCGGCTTCGAGCTCGAGCCCGACGCGGTGCGCGACGCGGAGGCGCGGGCCTGGATCAATGACGAGCTCGACCCGCTGCTCGACCTCATGGCGCCCGGGCTTCTCACCTTTCTCGGCGGCGACTTCGGCCGCTCGGGCGACCTGACCGTCTTCATGCCGGGCCAGAAGGCGGGCGCGGTGCTGCGGGTCCCGTTCGTGGTGGAGCTCCGGAACTGCCCGTTCAAGGAACAGGAGACCATCCTCGCCCACGTGCTTCGCGCGGTCCCCCGCCTCGGCGCCGCGGCGCTCGACGCCCGCGGCCTGGGGGCCAGCATGGCCGAGCGCGCGATGCAGCAATTCGGCGCGGGCCGCGTCGCCCAGGTGATGACGTCCCAGGCCTGGTACCGCGAGAACATGCCGGGCTACATCGCCCGGTTCGAGGACGCCACCATCGAGCTGCCGCGCGACGGGGACCTGCGCCAGGACCTCCGCAGCCTGCGGCGGGACAAGGGGGTGATCTCCGTCCCCGAGGGGCTGCGCTTCCGCTCCGAGCGCGGCGGCCGGCGCCACGGCGACGCCGCGATCGCCGGCGCCATGCTCCACTTCGCCGCCGGCATGGACATCGCCGCCTACGGCTACGAGACGCCCGCCGGCGCGCGCTCGCCGTTCTCGCCGCGAGGCGCGCATTCGCACGACGGCCCGCCCCCTGACGAGGATCGCCGGGCGCGCGGCTGGCATGGCGTGAATGGAGCGTGGTGATGGCCCGCCTTCGCCCTCAGGCTTCGGCGCGGCAGGCCCGCGAGGCAAAGGAGTTGAGTCGATGGCTGAGGTGACGCTCTACGGCCCCGACAACCGGCCGATCGACCGCTCGCTGCTCAAGAAGGAGATCGCCGCCCCGACCCTGTCCGGCGTGCGCTCGGTCATGACCGGCCACCCGGCCCAGGGGCTCACGCCCCAGCGCCTGGCCTCGATCCTGCGCGGCGCCGAGGACGGCGACCCGCTGCGCTACCTGGAGCTCGCCGAGGAGATGGAGGAGAAGGACCTCCATTACCTCTCGGTCATCGGCACGCGGAAGCGCGCCGTGGCCCAGCTCGACATCACCGTGGTCCCGGCCTCCGACGCCCCCGAGGACGCCCGCGCGGCGGAGCTGGTCGAGGCGGCGCTGGGCCGCGACTGCCTCGAGGACGAGGTGGTGGACATCCTCGACGCCGTGGGCAAGGGCTACTCGGCGACCGAGATCGTCTGGGACATGTCGGAGCGCCAGTGGATGCCCGCCCGCCTCGAGTGGCGCGACCCGCGCTGGTTTGAGCTCGACCGGGTCGACGGCCGAACGCTGCGGCTCAGGACCGAGGAGGGGCCCCAGCCGCTGCCGGCCTGGAAGTTCGTCACCCACCACCACAAGGCTAAGTCGGGCCTGCCGATCCGGGGCGGGCTCGCCCGGGCGGCGGCCTGGGGATACCTGTTCAAGAACTACGACCTCAAGGACTGGATCGCCTTCATCGAGGTCTACGGCATGCCGCTGCGCGTGGGCAAGTTCCACCCCTCCGCCTCCGACGAGGACAAGGCGATCCTGCTCAGGGCGGTCGCCAACATCGGCACCGACGCCGCCGCCATCGTCCCCGAAAGCATGATGATCGAGTTCGTCGAGACGGGGGCCTCGCGCGAGACCGGCCAGCTCTACAAGGAGATGGCGGAGTATATCGACAAGCAGATCTCCAAGGCGGTGCTGGGGCAGACGCTGACCACCGAGGTCGGGGACTCCGGCAGCTACGCCGCCGGCAAGGTCCACGACGGGGTGCGCGGCGACATCGAGCGCTCGGACGCCAAGCAGCTCGCCGCCACCCTCAACCGCGACCTGGTGCGCCCCCTGATCGACCTCAACCTGGGCCCTCGCCCGGCCTACCCGCACATCGAGATCGCGCGGCCCGAGCAGGACGACATGGCGCTGCTGACCGAATCGGTGGCCAAGCTGGTGCCGCTCGGGCTCCGCGTGTCTGCGCGCGAGATTCGCGGCAAGCTCGGCCTCGAGGACCCCAAGGACGACGACGAGCTGCTCTCGCCGGCCGCGCCTCCGCGCGACGTGCCGCCGGGCGCGCCGCCGCGCGATCGCACCGCGCTGGCGGCCGCCGGGGCCGTGGAAGCCGATTCGGTCGACGCGCTGATCCTCGAGCTCCTGGAGGCCGACGGCTGGGAGCCCGTCATGGAGGAGGTCGTCGCGCCGCTGCGCGAGGTCCTCGGGAAGGCCAGGACGCCGGAGGCCGCGCGCGCGGCGCTGGCCGCGGCCGTCGCATCCATCGAGCCCGAGCGGCTCACCGAGCTGCTGGCCCGCGCGGGCTTCGCGGCCCGCCTCGCCGGCGAGACCGGCGCCAACACCACGGACTCAACCACGGACTGAGAAGGAAAAGTAATCATGGCCGATGGCATCATGAATATCGCCAAGGGGCGCATTGTCGAGCTCTACAACCGGGTCGAGAACAACGACCCCGCCGCTTCCGCGTTCGTCCTGGTCCTGCTCAAGGCGGCCGAGGCCGACGCCACCCTCGAGGACTACGACGATCTCGGCGCGCTCCTCGCGGCCGGCGGCAACACCGAGGCGGACTTCACGAATTATGCGCGCATCACGGTGACCGACGCCGAGCTCGCCGTCCTGCCGGCGCCCGACGACACCAACAACCGCTACGAGGTGGACATGCCCGACCCGACCTGGGTGGAAGCGGGCGGCGCCGCCAACAACGACCTCGTCAAGATGCTGATCTGCTACGACGCCGACACCGGCGCGGGGACCGACGCCAACATCATCGTCCTCGCGCACTATGATTTCGCGATCACCACGAACGGCGGCGACATCACCGGGCAGATCGACGCCAACGGGTGGTTCAGGGCGTCCTGAGCCCCGTTCGCCCGCCCCGTTCGCCGGCCCGCGGGGCCGAAGCTAGAAAGGAGAAACGCCCATGCCCCTCGCACCACCGATCGACTCCACGGCGGGGACGCGCGACCCGCGCCAGGGCGCGGAGACGCTGTTCCGGCTCGCGGCCTGGATCTATCGCCGCTGCAACGAGATCACGGCGGAGGTCCGGCTCGACGTGATAAAGATCTACGATCTGGCGGCCAACTGCGAGCGCTTCGTCGCCGAGGCCGACACCTGGATGGACTCCGGCAGCCTCGCCAGGGTGACGGAGGCGTTGGTCGCGAGCACGCGGGAGGCCGGGATCGGCGGGCCGGAGAAGACCCGCGCGGAGATCGAGGCCGACTATAAGGGATTGTATGCGGCGGCGTCGGCCTTCGAGGCCTGGGCGCGGGCGAACCTTCCCGGCGCGGGGACGGATATTCCGACGAGCCAGGATCCCCTGGTCCATGTCAACCGGTCCTGGCCGAACCCGGACATGACCGTCACGGTGAACAAGAGCCCGGCCGTCCAGGCCCGCATCGACGCGCTGCGCTCCATCTTCGTGTAGGGGCGCGTCGTGGCGCTCTCGCTTCGCGGCACCGCCTCTAATAATGGGGCGAACGGTGCCGACATCACCGTCACCTTTCCGGCTGGCGTGGCCGAGGATGATGTTGTTTATGCGGCTTATGCCGAGACATCATTCTCTGATCAAGACATGGCGCCTATCACATCAGGTTATACAGAGCTTGCCGATCTCAACTCTGCATTGCTTGATATTGGTGTTTACAGAAAGGTTATGGGGTCAACGCCGGATAGTTCCGTGCAGTTTAATGGGCATGGGGGCTCGGATTTTGGTGTCGCAGGCTTAGTTCATATCTGGACCGGCGCTGATACGACGACGCCCGAGGACGCCACGACCACCACGGTCGTGGCAACCTGGGACGCACCGGCCATCACCACCAACACCGACGATGCCGTCGTGCTGATGTTTGCGGGCGTTGGTCATTCGGGCTCTTGGGCACCAACCGCACCCTCCGGGTATGGAAATCTCGAAGACGACGCGGGGGTGGATACCTATAAAGCAGGCGTGATCGCGGCGTCCAAGTCCATTCCCACGGCGGGCGCGGAAGACCCTGGAATTTGCGGTGGGGTGTCTGGCGATCTCGGCTCTTGTGCCGCCACCGTCGCCATCAAGCCCGCTGGAGCAGCGGGCGGGGGCGGCACCGTCGAGGTCGGCCAGGCGGCGGAGGCAGACAGCGCCCTCGCCATCGCCCCCGCCGGCGGCCCCGCGAGCCTCGCCATCGGCCAGGCCCAGGAGACCGATACGGCTCTGCCGGCGACGCCGCAACCCGGCGCCGTCACGCTGGCCCTCGGCATCGCCCCGGAGATCTCCCTCGCCCTGCCGGTCACCATGGCGGCCCTCGCCGCCGTGGGTCTGGGGCAGGCGGCCGAGGCCGACGCGGCGCTCCCGGCAACGCCGCAGGCCGGCGCCGCCGCCGTTCCCCTCGGCCAGGCGGCCGAGGCGGATGCCGCCCTCCCCGTGACGGCCGCGGCCCAGGCCACGGTGGTCCTCGGCCGGGCGCAGGAGGCCGACGCGGCGCTCCCGGCAACGCCGCAGGCCGGCGCCGCCACCGTTCCCGTCGGCCAGGCGGCCGAGGCGGATGCCGCCCTCCCCGTGACGGTCGCGGCCCAGGCCACGGTGGTCCTCGGCCAGGCGCAGGAAACGGACTCGCCGCTGCCCATCGGGCCGGCCGCCGGCGCCGTCACGCTGGCCCTCGGCCAGGCGGCGGAGGCGGACGCCGCCCTCCCCGTGACGGTCGCGGCCCAGGCCACGGTAATCCTCGGCCAGGCCCAGGAGAGCGACGCGGCACCGGCGATCGCGGCGACGAGCGGCGCCCAGACGGTTGTGCTCGGGCAGGCGGGGGAAACGGACTCGCCGCTGCCCATCGCGCCGGCCGCCGGCGCGCTCGCGGTGGCCCTCGGCCGGGCGCAGGAGGCCGACGCGGCGCTGCCGGCGGCGCCCCAGGCCGGCGCCGCCAGCGTTCCCCTCGGCCCGGCGGCCGAGGCGGACGCCGCCCTCCCGGTGACGGCCGCGGCCCAGGCCACGGTGGTCCTCGGCCAGGCCCAGGAGACCGACGCGGCCCTGGCGATCGCGGCGTCGAGCGGTGCCAAGACGGCGGTGCTCGGGCAGGCGGGGGAAACGGACGCGGCCCTGCCCATCGCGCCGGCCGCCGGCGCCATCGCGGTGACCCTCGGCCGGGCCCAGGAAGCCGACGCGGCGCTTGCGATCGCGCCGCAACCCGGCGCCGTCGCGCTGGCCCTCGGCATCGCCTCGGAGATCTCCCTCCCCCTGCCGGTCATCCTGGCGGCCCTCGCCGCCGTGGGCCTGGGCCGGGCGCAGGAGACGGACGCGGCGCCGGCGGTCATGCCGGCCGCCGGCGCCATCGCTCTCGCGCTGGGCCAGGCGCGGGAAGCGAGCGCGGCGCTGGCGCTCACGCCCACCGCGGGCGGTCCGGCGGCCATCAGCCAGGTCGCGATCGCCAGGGCGCGCGACCGGGTGGCCGCCGCCGGCGCGCGGAGGCGGCCGCGTGTCCACGTCGCCAGGAAAAGGGGCCAGTAAAAGGGGCCAGTGAAAGGGATCAGCCATGCGCCTGTTGAAGCACCGCAACGAAAAAGAGGTCTTCGCCATCGACTTCACCGCCCGGCTCGAGGCGGGCGAGACGCTCGACTCGGTGCTGGCGCTCCGCGTCCAGAAGGATGGCGCGGTGGTCTCGGCGCAGTTCGGCAGCCCCGCCGGGGCGATCAACGGGCCCCGGGTCGAGTTCACCCTGGACGACGCCGCCGGCGCCGCCGACCAGCCGGCCGGCATCTACGTCATCTACTGCGAGGTCGCCACCTCGGCCGGGGAGGAGATGGTCGAGACCCCCGAGCTCAAGGTGACCGACACGGGCAGCATCGCATGACGTGCGAATGCGCGCCGGGCGGCAAGAGGGCCTGAGCCGTGGCCGGTGTCGATCTCGTCGCCCTGCCGCCGGCGGAAGCCGTCCGGTTCTTCCGCGACAAGGGGTTCCGGATCGGCTTCGACTGGCGCGAGGTGTGGGGCCAGGAGCACGCCAGGGCATTCACCGTCGCCAAGGCCATGCGCCTCGACATCCTGGCCGACATCCGCACGGCCCTGGACGACGCGATCGCCAAGGGCGAGACCTTCCAGGACTTCGCCAAGAAGCTCACGCCGGTGCTCCAGGAGAAGGGCTGGTGGGGGCGGCGCGCCGTCATCGACCCGAGGACCGGGGAGAGCGTCGCGGCCCAGCTCGGCAGCCCGCGGCGGCTCCGGGTGATGTTCGACGCCAACCTGCGCTCGGCGGTGGCGGCCGGGCGGTGGGAGCGCATGGAGCGCACCAAGGACCGGCGGCCCTATCTGCGCTACGTCGCCGTGCTGGATTCCCGCACCCGGCCGGAGCACCGCGCCTGGCACGGCACGATCCTGCCCCACGACGATCCGTTCTGGGACACCCACTTCCCGCCCAACGGCTGGAGCTGCCGCTGCCAAGTCCAGCAGCTCTCGGACCGGGACCTGGAGCGCCGCAACCTCGAGGTCACCGACCGGCCGGAGGTCAAGACCCGGCCCTACCGAAACGCCCGCACGGGGGAGACCGTCGAGGTGCCCGAGGGCATCGACCCGGGCTGGGGCCACAATATCGGCAAGGGGCGCATGGACGGCCTCACGCCGCCGCCGCGCAGCGGTCCGCTGCCCACCCCCTATTCCGGCCCGCCGGCCGGGTCCGCGATGCCGGCACCGCGCACGGCGCCGGCGTCCCGGCTGCTGCCGCGGGGGCAAAGCCCGGACTCCTACGTCGCGCGCTTCCTCGCCGAGTTCGGCGCCACCGCGGAGCGCCCTGCGGTGTTCACCGACGTCATCGGCGAGCCGGTGGTGATCGGCGACGCGCTCTTCCGCCGGCCAGGCGGCGGCCTCAAGGTCACGGTGCGCGGCCGGGAGCGCGCGCTGCTGCTGCTGGCCGACACCATCAAGAGCCCGGACGAGATCTGGTGGCAGTGGGAGGAGCACCCACCCGGCCGCTTCACCCTGCTGCGCCGTTACATGGCGCGCTGGCGGGTGGCGGGGGAGGACGTGCCGGCCTTCGTGCTGTTCGACGTCGGTCCCAACGGGTGGACGGGGGTCACCGCGTTCGACCCCGAACGGGCATCCTACATCATGCGGCAGCGCGGCGGCACCCTGGCCTGGCGGCGCGCGCCCAACGAATGAAGCCCGGCGCGCGGGCCGCCGGGCTTCGGATCCCGGCCGTTGAAGCGCGCCAGCGGCGTGTGCCGAAATCACGGACACCACGATAGCCCCGGACGCCGCGCCGGTCAATTTCTACTCCATCCTGACCTG